AAATAAATACTAAAATACTTAGCAAAGATAATCACCGTCCATGTGTCCCTAGACCTATTGAACAAAAATTAGCGCTTCCTATGCCTAATAATGTTCCTATATGTGAAACCATTGTTCCTGTATGCCACGCTCCAACAATGCCTCCAAGTGTTAATTGGCAAAGAGAAGATGTTATTGCTCAATATTAAAATATTACTATTAAAAATTATAATAGTAAATTATTTATATTAAATTAAAATAAAATAAAATAAAATAAAATAAAATAAAAAATTAAATATATAAATTATTTAGTCTTTAAGTGTTCTACTATCAATTTCTATAATTTTTTCTTCATATGGAGTTATTAATATAAAATAAATAATATACTCATCATTTTTCTCTTTACATTCATCGAGTTTTTTAATTAATTCATCAGACAGTATATTTAATACAACAAAAGAAACATCTATTTTTTTATTTTTTTCATATTCATTTAAATTAATAAATAATACACCTTCACCTTCATTTTCTTCAGTTCCATTAAGATGTTTTAGATAGATATTAATTAAATTAGATTTATTTAACTCTATGAATTTAAGTGAAATTTGACGATATTTATTAATATCTTCCTCACTCATTTTATATAAGTAAAATAAAAAATAAATTAAGTTAAATACAAATATTTATTAGTTTTTATAAGTATTACTTACTATAAATAAATTATTTTTTAAATTATATAAATTATATAATGTATTTAGTTTATTTATTTAGTTTATTTATTTAGTTTATTTATTTAGTTTATTTATTTAGTTTATTTATTTAGTTTATTTATTTAGTTTTATTTTTTCTTTCTATTTTAATAAATCCATCATCGTCAATATTACTTTCTTCTTGTTTATGTTTTGTAGTTTGTTCTATATTTTTATTATTTTTATATTTATGTGAGTTATTATTTTTATTATATTTTTTTTTATATAGTTGTTTGTCATTATTATTTGTATTTTTTTTTACAGTATATTTATTATCTAATTTATTACCTATAGGTTCATTAATTATATTTTGTGTGTTTAAAGTTTCAGTATATTTATTATTTATAATTTCATTATTAATAGTTTTGTTTATTAAAGTGTTAGCATAATTAATAGGTTTATGTTTATTAATATTTTCAATAGGCTTTTCAATAGGCTTTTCAATAGGCTTTTCAATAGGCTTTTCAATAGGCTTTTCAATAGGTTTTTTTTTATTATTTTTTTCAAATTTTGAAATCATGTCCTGAATATCAAGAACTTTAAATTTTATTTTATTAGATATAGTATTATTATTGTAAATTTGTTTTAATATATCAGTTAATAAAGATATATCAGTTTCTGTAAAGATACTAAATAATTTATCATTTAAAATATCAATTATTCCAAAGACTAAATATATTCTACTATAAAGTTCATCCATATTACTTGGTTCCCAATCTAAATAATCATTAATAATTGTTAAACATGACTTAATTTTATTATAAAATAAATTTTTTGTAAAAAAAGATTTATTGATTATTGTTTCATTTTCTTGTAATAAATGAATATATCCAAATAATTTACCAATATTATAATAATTTAAAATATCTTTAATATAGAAATTATAAGTATAATCTTTTAATCCAATTTTTTTATCAAATAAACCAAATGTTAAATTAATATAGTTGTCTAGATACTCATAAATATAATTACCAATCTCATTTTCAAAACTATTTACAAAATATAAATACTCGCTTATTAAATGTTCATCAATTAAACATTTTTTTATAACAATATCAAAAATATAATGACTATATTCTTGTAGTTGTCTAAATGTATCTTCCATAATAGATGTTGTAATCTCTTTTACAATTTTTAAATAATTAGAATGAGTTATTTTATTCATACTTTTATTAATGAGATTAATATTATCATCATTATTAATAATTTTTGATAATAATTTAGGATTTTTTTTCTCTTTCCAATTAATCATTGAATTACGAGTAGATTTTTGTATCTCATTATCAATGGATGATACAATATCTTTCAAATAATCTGATAAAATATTAATAAATTGATATTTATCTTTATTTGTTATATTTCCGCAAATATCAAATAAATTTTTACGAGTTTCGTAAAAAGTAGTAATTGATAAACTCATTTTTTATATATAGTGATAATATGTTTATATTATAGTAGATAATAAATAGAAACTATAATAAATAGAAACTATAATAAATAGAAACTATAATAAATAGAAACTATAATAAATATAAATATAATAATTATTATAATTATAATAATTAATAATATTAATATTATTAATATTTATATTATAAAATAGTTTTAAATTAGTAAATTTATTTTAGATAATTATTATATTAATATATATCAGAATATAAAAATATAAAAATGGCATCTATATTAGATAATGTTTATAGAACAGAAACAAATTTAGCAAATTCTAATTATAATAATGCTAGAAACGCAACATCTACTAATATTATACCACAAACAGGATTTAATCAAAAAATATTAAATAATAATAATACTGGATTTCCTCAAGATAACATTAGTCGTGAATTTAATAATGGTTCTTCTTTTGTATCTTCTTTAAGTGGTGAAAATATTAATAAAGAAGGTTTCCACGATAATATGGTTCCTTTTATTAAAAATAAAAATCAACAAAATTTATCTGCCAATTCTTATTCAAATACTTTAGGTAGACATACAGGTGCGGATGAAACATATAGACCCAAGAAACAAGAAGTTAAAAGTTTTTTTGATGTGACACCAAATAATAGTTATGTTTATGGGAGCCCATCATTTACAGATTCTGTAGGAAGAGATCGTTATATTCCAAGTCAAAAAAGAACAAATGAAAAAGCATTTCAAGACATTCGTGTCGGTCCTGGTTTAGCAGCAGGTTATACTGCTGAACCTATTGGTGGGCTTACACAATCAAATACACGAGATTATATATTACCTAAATCAACAGACCAATTAAGATCAGTTACAAATCCTAATATTACTTATGAAGGAAGAATTATAAATGGTCTTAAAAGTGCACAACGCGGTTTACAAGCAAAACCTGTCAAGCATAAACCTGAGAAATTTTATAAATCATCAGAAGAGCGTGGTAATCGTAGTTCTGCTACTAAAGCATCTCAACTTCGTGAAAAATATTATATGAAACCAACTCAAAAACAACATCAAAGAGAATATTTTGGTGGTATTGGTCAAAGTGAAATAAGAAAACCACGTAAAGAAGGAGCATATCGTCGTTCTACTAAAAATAATTATATGGCACCAACTCCTCGCAATGCTTATCGCGAATCAGGTTGGAATATAAATAATGCTGAAGTAACTAATAATGTAGGTGATTATGGTAAGCACGGTATTGAAAATAAGGCAAATGAACGTGATACAACTCAAGATAGAATTCATTTAAATAATTTAACAACTTCTGTTAAAAAATTAATTACACCAATTACAGATTTTTTCCGTAGAACAAGAAAAGAAAATGCCATTGGTAATATTCGTCCCGAAGGTAATATGAATGCTGCTATGCCTTCTAAACAAACTGTTTATGATCCAAGTGATATTGCTAGAACAACTATAAAAGAACAAAATATTGATAATAATTATATTGGTCAACTTACAGGTGAAAGGAAAAGTCAAGTTCATGATCCAAATGATGTTGCTAGAACAACCATTAAAGAACAAAACATTGATAATAATACACCTTATATAAATATTAATCCTCAACAACCACGTTCTATTCGTATTTATGACCCCGAAGATATTGCTAAAACAACATTAAAAGAAGTTACAGTTGATAATGAACACATTGGTTTTGTAGGTGCTCAAGAAACGCTTAAAGCAGGTGGTTATACAAGCACTAGTGTTGATATGAAAAATACAAATCGTCAATTTACAACGGATTGGTATTATCAAGGTATTGCTGATGGTGAAACTGGAACTGGTCCAGGTCGTGGTTATTTAGCAGCAAGATATGAAGCCAAAAATACAAATAGACAGTTTCTTAATGATTTTGAATGGGAAGGTCCTGCTAAACATTATATGAATAAACCTCAAAGTTATGATGATATGTATAATGCTCGTATGAACCCAAATAAAGAAGAAATTTCTTTAGGAAGAGAACCAACTCAAGAGAGTGTAAAATTAGGTGCAGGTCGTGATTTAGTTAATATTAATCATCGTCGTATAGAAGCAGACCAAATTAATATAAGAGAACCTGCTGAAACATTTGTTTATAATGCCCCTCCTCAAAAAAATAACTGTGGTTTAACTAGAGTTAAAAGTAAATTACCTGAAGATATGAATAGAGCACGTATGAACCCTGAAATATTAAATGCCTTTAATGAAAATCCATATACACAATCATTAACAAGTAGTGTTTATTAAATAAGTTTTTTGTTAAACTTATTTTGTTAAACTTATTTTGGTTAAGTTTTTTTTAAAAACTTATTTTAATTAAATTTTATTTTAATTAAATTTTTTAATTAATTTTTATTTTAAATCTTTTTATATATTAATAAATATCTTAACTTTATTATTAACTATCTCAACTTTATTATTAACTATCTCAACTTTATTATGGCTACTTCCAGAGTTTCTAAAAAAGCATCTAAACATTCCAAAGGAACTAAAAAAAGTTCTAAGTCTATGAAGACTAAAAAGACTATGAAGACTAAAACTAAACGTAAGAATGGTGTTAAATGTGTATCTCCTATGCCAAAAGATCACGCTTGTTGTTTAAGATGTAGAAAACAAACTAAAATGTCAGACATTAAAACTAAAACTACTAAAAATGGTCGCAAACAATTAGTAGGTATGGGTGAATGTAAGCATACTGTTTATAGATTTGCTTAAATTTAAATAAATAATTTATATTATTTAATATTAAACATTTATTATTAAAATTTAATATTAAAAATTTAATATTTTCTTTTCTTTTATTATTTTCTATTTTTTATATTTGAAGTTATTAAGTAATAATAAATTTTATAATGAAATATACAAGTCAAAAACAAAGTAAGAAAGAAATTAAAACATATACAAAAAAAAATACAGAAAAAATAGATACTCTTTCATCAATTAAATTAACAAGTTTAAGTAATTCTAAAATAGACTATAAAGATGTGTTTTCAAATAATAATCAAATTGCTAAAAATATAGTTTTTTTAAAAAAAATATCATTTGATGTATTTTTTAGTAAAGCATATAAATATCCATTGTTAATTAGAGAAGATTTAAATTTATTAAAAAATGCTGATAAAAATATAATAAGAAGTCAGTTAATAGATAATTGGCAGAATGATACACAAATACCTTTAGAAAATCAATATAGTATAAAAGATTACACAACTTATAAATATTATGGAGGTAGTGAAGGTCATATGGCTCCAGCAAGTTTTCATAAATTAAATGTAGATGATTATTATGAAACATTTTTATTTTCTAATGTAATACCACAAAATCTTATAATGAATATAGGAATATGGAATATTTTAGAAAATTGGTGTAAAAAAAGTTTATATTATAATACAAATATTTATAATATTAATATATTTACAGGGTGTATTGTAGATAATAAAGTTAAAACTTATTATAATGCTTTATTAGAAAAAGTAGAAATGAATGTTCCTACAGATATGTATAAAATAATTACTTTTAATAATAAAGAATATCCAGAACATACTTTTTTTGATATTATTATAATAAAAAATAAAGAATACGATATTACTATTAATATAAATAATAATAAAATAGATTTTAGAAAATATATATTACCTATTAAATTATATAATTGGTTTCAAACAAAAACAGGTATTAATATAAAAAAATTATTATTATTTTATAATATTAATACATATAATTTAAAATCATTTAAAAATAGTATAAATTTAAAATATAATCCAAATAAAATACAAAATTTTAATGAAACATATTTATTTTATTTTACATTACTTAATTCAACTTCAATAAAAGTATTATATAATAACTTAACTATATTAAATTATAAAAAAAATGTAGATATAAATGCAATAATGAATGAAAAAAATTATGGTTCTAAATTTTTTTATAAATTAAGAAATAAATTAATAAGAGATAAATTATTATATACAAAATTTAACTCTTTAAAAGAATTTGATTTATTTTTTAATAATTATAAAAATGATTTAATAAATAAGTATGAAATTAATAAACAAACTGAAGTTGATATATTAGGTGTAAATCAAGAAGATTACTTAAATAACTATTATAATATTGTGAAAAACAAATTTAAATAAATAATAAAATAATTAAATATAACTAAATTAAAATAAAAAATTATATATAATTAAAATAAAAAATTATATATAATTAAAATAAAAAATAAAAATAAAAAAATAATAATATATATAAAATATTTAATATTTATATAATATAATATATAATAAGTATAATAAGTAAAACTATAAATACTAATAAAAATGAGATTTATTAATTTATGTTTAAGTATTCCTAATCTAGACACTATATTTTTTTATATTATATTTGTAATTACAGTTCCTGCTATATTATTTTCTTCAGGTGATTATGAAACTTTAAAATATTATTTACCTGCTCTCGTAATGACAGCAGTGACATTAACTGAAGGAGGTAAGCCAGATCTTTTTACAAATTTATATCCAACCGAATGTTCTAAAAATACTGAATTTAGCGGTTTTCTTTCAACAAACATTATTAATGGTCTTGCTATTGTAGGTATTTTAGCACACTCTATCTCTCTAGCAATGAATACTAGTAGTATCACTCTTGGTTTAGTATCAGGATTAATTATATTTGCTATTACTTTTCCAATGGCACAACAAATATTACCTTACTTTATTAGAGAAATAAATGAGTCTATATTTTGTCCTATTGATAGACCCGATTGTATTGTTCCTGGAAGATGGCATATTTACTTATTAGGTCTTATATTCTCAATATTTTTATTGATTATACAATATACATTACTCTTTGGTTTCTCTCATTATATTTTATCATCAAATATAAAATTAATTTAAGTGTTAAACTCTATAAAAACTATTTTTAACATATAACTATAATAATAATAGTAAAATCACTATTTTAAGTAATACTATTCGTTAGTATTTATTATTTTTTATATTATTTTTCTTTAATAATCAATTTATAAATTAATTTACATAGATATAAATTATAAAAATAAATAAATCAGTAAAAAATGTTCAGTCCAGATTGGTTAGGAAAAATAGATTGGAAAAAAGGGTTATATGCAAGTAAAAATAGAGACGACAAAGATAAACAAGTCTTAAATAATATAAATGATAATACTAATTTAGAAGAAATTATAAATGAAGACAATACAGATAATAAAGATAATAAAAATATTAATTTAGATATACCATATTATAATGAAACAATAGATTATATGAATTCTAAAGTTAGTAAGAAATATGATAATAATTATTATCACTTATTAGATAGAATAGGTTCTGTATCAAGATTTCTTTTGAAAGGAAATGATTATTATAAATCATATATTAGTAAAAATGCTAATAAATATTATAATTATAAAGAAAATAATGATAAAGAAAGTAATAATGGAGACTATAATGATGTAAAACAACAATATACTAAATTAAGTTTAAATATAAAATATCAAGAAATTGATAAAACAATTACTAATGATGACAAATATGATGAATAATATATATCTATCTCTAGAAACATTTTACAACTTATCTCTAGAAACATTTTACAACTTATCTCTAGAAACACTTTATAAATATCTTTATAAATAATAATAATAAAAATATAAATATATAAATATAATATAGTAAATAAATATAAATAAATATAATAAAATGTTAAAAAATTTTATAAATCCAACTGTATTTTTAATCGCATTTATTATAGGTGTTGGATGTGTATATGTTTTACAACCCGAAAAAATAAAAGTAATGAGATTTCCTAATCCAGATAACGCAGGTAAATTTACATACCAAGATGAAAATGAAAATTGTTATAAATACAAAGCAACAGAAGTAAAATGTCCCAGTGATCCTGATTTAATTCTAGAACATCCTTTAATAATTAAATAAATTTAAAATATAATCTTTTATAATAATAGATTTAAATAATAATAGATTTAAATAATAATAGAATTAAATAATAAATAAAGATAAAATAAATAAAGATAAAATAAATAAAGATAAAATAAATAAAGATATAATAAATAAAGATAAAATAAATATAATATAAAATGTATTTAATTGATTTTTTTAAAACAAAACAAGGTAATATAATTTTTTCAATTATATTAGCCTTTGGATTAGCATCTATTTTACAAATTGCTTGTAAAAATGCAAATATGGTTTTTATAGAAGGTCCTCCTTTAAAAGAAGTTCAAGATAAAATATTTAGTTTTGATAATAAATGTTATACATATAAAACAGTAAATACAAGTTGTAAAAATATTGAAAATAATAAACTATAAAGTATAAAATAATAAAATATAAACTAGTAAAATAATAAATTCGTTTTTTAATAATACTTTTTATAATTGTTTTTTTTAATAATATTATATCTTTTAATATAATAAAACTTTTAAATTTTTTATTTATAAATGTCTCAATCAACTCCTATTAATTTACTCAGGCGTAATGGCAATAGTAATGAAAATACAAATGGTATGGAAAATATGAATTCTATGCCAAATATTTCTATGAATAGCAATGATATGCCTATATTAGATAATAATAATGTTAATATGTCTAATCAACCAAGTGAAAGTCAATTAGTTGAAGATATATTAAAAGAAATGGGTGATAGTCCTGGAATGGAACAACAAACAAATATAAATTCTCAAGCATTACAATATGCTATGGATTCATCACAAGTACCTGCTTATAAACAAATGGATAATAATGAACATATACAACCTATGAACCCTAATAATAACTATTCTGAAAAAATGGTTCATCAACAATTAAATAATAATGGTTTATTATCTCAAATTGGTATTAATATTAGTGGAGAATCATTAAAAGACAAAATTATGAAAAATTTTAAATATCCTATTTTAGTATTTATACTATCTTTTATAATATCACTACCAGAATTTAATAGATTTCTATTTAGTTTTATGCCAAGATTATTACTTGAATCTGGACAAGTAAGTATTGGTGGAGTTCTTATGAAAGCATTTGTTGGTATGTTATTATTTATTATAATAGCATTATTTTTATAGACTATGGTAATATTTATAATTACATCATTATTTTTATAATTTTAATTTTATTGATAATTTTAATTTTATTGATATTCTCTATTAAATAGTTTAATACTATAATTAAAATAAAAATAAAAAATATATAATTAATAATAAACTAAAATAATAATTAATTAATATAAAATAAAATGAATTATAATCTATCACCAATTCATAAATTATATATTTTACTATTAATTATAGTATTCGTAATTATTTTATATAAATTATATACTAAATCTCAAGACCAAATTGAAAATTTTGAAAGTGTATTGTCTAAATTAAATTCATCATCATCTAAAAAAAATAAAAAAGATAAAAAAAGTAAAAGTGAAACTTTTGATAATATAATGAAACGTAGTGAAGATTTTACAAAACAAAAATCTAGTATGCCTGATTTTATGGATACTTTTAATAAATATAAAAAATCTTTTAATAAAGAAAAATTTAAAAATAATAGTAAAAGTATGGGAGACTCATTAAAAAAATTTTCTTTATATAAAAAAAAATTTTTTGAAATATTTGAATAAATTAAACTATAACATATAAATAACATTATTTATTAATATTTTATATATTTTTATTTGTTTTCATCTTTTTTATATATTTTTATTTGTTTTTATCTTTTTAAAATATTTATATATTATAAATATAAATTGTAAATATATTATAAATATAAATTATAATATAGTATTAGTAGAAAATATTATTAAAATGAAAAATAATAACTTATTAAAGTATCTACTTATTATTATAGTAATTGTTATAATTAGTTTAGCATTATTTTATTTATATAATTATATAACTACAAACAATGAACCTTTTGTATCATTAACTGGAACAATGGATGATATTAATACTATTACTGGAGAACCAAAAATTAACGATGATAAAACAGTAAATTTAATTGTTGATACTTTTGATACTATTAATAATAATATTAATAGTGTTAGTATTTTACAACTTTTATGTTCTAATAATAAAGGTTTTTATGGTATTAAAAATAATGCTGATAGAAATATATATTATTATAATCCCGAAAATAGTGAAACTACAACAATTGAAAAATTTGAATATATGTTAGAATTACCTACTACTAGTGATGGTTCTAGAATAGAAAATCCTGATTATAAAAATAGAGATTCATGTTCTGGTCTTTTATTAAATGTTTTAACTAAAGTATTATGGTATTATAATGATATATTAAATGATATGGAAAATATTAATATAGATGGATTATATTATTCTACATTAGATGAAGATGGAAAACCTATATTAAATAATAATAAAGTTGTATTAAAATGCTTACGCTTACCTCTTCTTTCAAATTTACCATTAACAACACAACCAGGTGATAACCCTCACGCTCCTTATGATACTATTAAATATATGGCTGTAAATAATGATGTATTATTTGCTGTAGGATGTTATGAAACTACTCAAGTTATATATTATTGTAAATTAACAGATGGAATACCTGAAACAAATGATGCCTCTAATTGGAAAACAACACAAATAGGTAATGTAATGGTTGAAAATATAAAAGATATATTTATAAATGATAACTATTTATTTATAATATCACTAACTAATGGTATTTATAAAATACATTATAATAAAATAGAATTTTATAGTAATAATATATTAATTAGTGATTTTAACGAATTAAGTTTAGTAAGTTCATACACATCTCCTAAATTTTATTTTAATAATAATATACTTTATATATATGATATTGATTTTAGTTCAAGACAAATAAACTTAAAATACATTGATATTACTGATTTAACACAACCATTAACAATAAAAAAAATTACATTTAGTAATGAAGAATATACATTACCTGATAATTTAATGAAATATCAAAATTTATTAATTACATCAAATAATGCTAAATATTCAATATTAGAATTATATGATGATACTCATACAACAACTAATACAACTAATACAACTAATATTATAAATGATATAAGAAAAATGTTTAATCCTAATTATGACCCAACAGCAACAACATCCAGTTCAGGAGCAGGAACAACATCACCATCTTCTACTTCAGGTGCAGGAACAGGTGCAGGAACAGGAACAACATCACCATCTTCTACTTCAGGAGCAGGGACAGGAACAGGAACAACATCACCATCTTCTACTTCAGGAGCAGGGACAGGAACAGGAACAACATC